AGGTGAATATGGCTACCGTAACATTTGGCGTCGTCTAGGGATGACACAAAAACTACGTGATCGTGTGTATGAAATATCAGGAACTGATCCTGTTAAAGTAGCTATTATGGGTGCGGAGTTAATCCTAAATGGCACAAACGCTTAACTACACTCGGATACCTGCACCTAGAGTTTCGCTTGTAGATCCACAAACAGGGATTGTAGCAAACGAATGGTTTAGGTTTTTTAATAACCTATACTCGATAGCGTATTCAGGATCTAATACAACTACGCCAGGCACGTATGGCTCTGCTACAAATGTAGCACAAGTAACAATAGATGAGTTTGGCGGTATTACAAACATAAGTAACGTACCCATAGCAATTAACGCTAGTCAAGTGGTAGCGGGTACGTTTAACGGATTAGGCTTTATAAATGGTACAATTAACAGTTCTGCTATAGGTAGCGTAACTCCTTCAACGGGAACGTTTACTACAGCTACTGCATCAAAATATGTAGGCATTTCAGGGGGAGTGTTTTAATGGCTCAAACAGGTTTTACACCAATACAAATATATCGTAGCTCGACAGCTAGTGCTGCACCTACATCGGGCAACCTTGTCGATGGCGAGCTTGCCATTAATACGACTGACGGCAAATTATTCTACCTTGATAATCTTAATGCAGTTCAAGTGATTGGCTGGAAATTAGTTCCTGTATCCGCAGGCGGCACAGGAACTACAACATCTACAGGCACAGGTAGTGTTGTATTAAGCAATTCGCCTACAATTACGGGCAGCCCTAATATTGGAGTTGCATTAGGTACTTATATTTCAATTGGCACTGGCACTAGCGACCCATTAGAAACGGCAAGCATTACAGCTATTGGCGGTAATCTTAGTATTGAAGGCGAACCAACACTTCAATCGGCAATTTCATACATACCGTTTACATTTAATAGCTCTGTAACAGCAAACTCACTTACTGGCTCACAAGCAGTATTTACAGATGGAAGTAAGAATCTTATAAGCAGAGCAACAACAGGGACAGGTAGCGTTGTGTTAAGTAGTTATCTTCCAGCAAGCACTATTGTAGGTATTACAGACACACAAGCACTTAGTAACAAGCGTATAAATCCTAGAGTATTAACAACAGCATCTAATGCAACACCTACAATTAACACAAATAACACAGACCAATTTGGTTTGACTGCTCAAGCAGTTGACATTACATCATTCACTACAAATTTAAGTGGCACTCCTACAGATGGTCAAAAGTTATGGATTTATATTGTAGGCACAGCGGCAAGAGCAATTACTTGGGGTGCTTCTTTTGAATCATCTACAGCAACACTTCCAACAACAACAGTAACTACCAATCGTCTTGATATAGGCTTCGTATGGAACGCAGCTACATCTAAATGGCGATGCGTAGCGGTAGCATAGGATAAATCATGGCAAATTGTGCAGTTATTCAAGATGGAATATTAGTCAACATTATTGTGGCTGAAGTTACAGATACTCCACCAGAGGGATGTATTTTAGTGGAATTGCCTACTTACGATATTGGTTACACATGGGATGGTGTACGCTTTAATCCACCAAAGGCTATTGAGTAATGGCTGCTAGGTTTTGGGTATTAGGTACAGGCACATGGGATGCTTCAACCACAACCAATTGGTCTGCTACATCGGGCGGTGCTGGCGGTGCTTCTGCGCCAACGTCTGCTGATACTGTTACCTTTGATACTAATAGCGGTACAGGCACAGTTACTATTGGTACGGGTGCTATTTGTTTAACAACAACAGGCAATAATAATCTTACGTTTTCTTTTGGAAGTAATTTTTTAACTGTTGGAAGCAACAAAATAACAATTCTTACGTCAGGCACATCGTTTACTACACCTGGCGATTGGAATAATGCTTCAAATAACATTTACTTAATAGGCGGCGGCGGCGGTAGTTCAGGTTCTGCTTCATCAGGAAATAATAGAGCAGGCGGTTCTGGCGGCGGTGGTGGCGGATTTAGGATTCTTACTAACCAAACTATAAGCGGCGCTATATCTTACGCAATAGGTGCTGGCGGTACAGCAGGCGCAGCTGGCGGTAATGGTGGAACAGGTGGTACTACTACGTGGAATACTACTAATACTGCAACAGGCGGTAGTGGTGGCACAGTAACAACTACTCCTACATCTGTAGGTGGTTCAGGCGGGACAGGCACATATACAGGCGGCACAGGCGGTAGTGGCTCTATAAGTACAAATGGGACATCATCAAATTCTGGCGGCGGCGGTGGTGGTTCTGCTGGTGTAAATGGCAATGGCGGCAATGGCGGTAATGGAGTTAGCAATACTGTAAATACTTTTTATGGCGGCGGCGGCGGTGGTAATGGCGGCGGCGCTGTTGGTGGAAATGCAATTATTGCTTTGTCAGGCTCTGGCGGTAATAATTCATTAGGTTCTGGCGGTGGTGCTTCAGTAGTATCAGGCGTAGGCAATAATGGCTCTAATGGCGGTGGCGGTTCTGGTGCAGCTGGTGCTAATACAACAGCAGGTGGCAAAGGTTCACAAGGCGTAGATATTTTAGGTAGTTTTGGTTCTGGTGGCGGAAGCGGCGGTGGATTTAGTACATTACCTTTAGGATTTGGCGGCGGCGGCGGTGGCAGAAGTATAATTATTGCTGGTACTATGCTTGCAGGTAGTGCTGGTTCACAAGGCGCAATCATTATTGTCTACAGCACAGCATCAGCAGTTAATAGTAACTTTTTCTTTTTGTTTGGATAGGACGCATAATGGCAACTTTAATCCCAAAATACACGCAGGTAACTACTGCTAACCGAACGATTGCACAGAAGTTTGCTGAGACTATTTCAGTTAAAGACTTTGGTGCAACTGGTGACGGCACGACAGACGACACGGCTGCAATTCAAGCTGCAATTACTTACGCCGTAACTAATAGTATTGGGACGATTAGAGTTCCAAGCGGCACGTACAACATTACATCACCTATCAAGCTGTATGATAGAACTGCATTAGTTGGCGATAACTCTGGTACAACAACTATTAGCAAGTCTACTAATACTGTAGGGACAGGTAGCAATACCGCGCGTAGCGGATCAGTTACAGACAGCTATGCTTATGATGACATTATTCAAGTAATTCACGCTAATAATGCTTACGCTTATTACGTTCAAATTAAAGGTTTGCATTTAAAGAAAACAACATACGCCGCTTCATCACATGGTATCTATTATCCAAGAGCAGCTTACTTAAAATTTGAAGATGTATGGGTTGAAAATGTACAGTATGGTATGTACACCTACGATACGTTTATGTCATCAATAAGAAACTGCATGGTTCAAGGCGTAGCGTATGGCTATACTCATGCAAATGATGGAACTGGTAATGGTACAGGTACATCAATGGTGTACCAAAATTGTTACGTAAACTTTGATAATACTGTAGCTCAACCTAGCATAGGATTTAATTTATTTGGCTTGTCTTACTCTAATCTATCTTCTTGTGGTGTTGACAACGGGACGCCTGCTACTGGCGGTATAACTGCATACTATTTGAGTACATGTAATACTATAGCTATTTCAGGTTGCGGTACTGAAAGCTCTACTGGTAGAGTTATTTATTTAGCTTCAGGAAGCGCGTCAGTTACTGGTCTAAGAACTTATCGTTATACTGGCAGTACATTAGCAACATCCGCTACAGTTTGGGTAGAAAGTAATTCAACGCTAACTTTAACTGAATGTAAATTTGAAACATTACTTTCAGCAGGCGTTCAATATAATTACATCATTAATGATGGATCTCAAGTAATTGAAATTAACCCGCAGTCATCACCTAATGGCGGCGACACATTTACTGCGTATACATCTAGTGCTGCTAAGACTACGATAACAGGCACTAGCACTACTAAAGTTACATCTAATGGTACATACAACTATCAAGCCTATCCTTCATTATCTGCAACACCAACGTCAGGGACATGGGCAGTAGGCAACATTATTTATAATACAGTTCCAGCATCTGCAGGGTATATTGGCTGGGTATGTACATCTGCATCAGATACTACTACAGGTACAATTAACTCTGGATCTAACAGTTTAGCTGTAGCAAGTGGTGTTGGTATCAATAATGGTGACAGCATTACTGTGGCAGGTGCAGGTGCGGCAGGTGCGGCCTTAGTAACTACTGTATCGTCAGGCGGTGGTACAGGTACATTAATCTTAGGTACAAACGCAGGTACTTCAGTTGTTAGCGCTGCAGTTACTACACCAGGCACTTGGAAAACATTTGGATTGATTTCATAATGGATAAATTAATTAGATTATTTTCATGTTCACGTATTCCAGTACCGCTTGATAAGCAAGCGCACTTTAATATTGGTTCGCTCATTGCGCTTATATCATACTTTTTTATCGGTTACTACGCTTTATTTGTTGTAATAGTGGTAGCGGGCGCAAAAGAGTGGTATGATTACAAGCATCCAACAATCCATACTTGCGATTTTTATGATTGGTTAGCCACGGTATTAGGCGCAGTCGTTACATTAGGAGTGATTTATGTCTGTTAACTTATCCCCGTTAGGCGGCGCTGGCGCACAGTTCTTCAGCAATAACGGCGTACCACTTGCAGGTGGGTTACTATACACATACTTAGCAGGGACATCAACCCCTGCTGCAACCTATACATCTAGTTCTGGAATAACTGCACTTGCTAACCCTATCGTGCTAGACTCAGCAGGCCGAGTGCCTACAGGCGAGATCTGGTTAACAGATGGTATCAGCTACAAGTTTGTGCTTAACTCAGCCACAGATACATTAATTGCCACCTGGGACAACATTAACGGAATTAACTCTAACTATGTTGCTTACACAGCACAACAAGAAACTGCAACAGCAACAGCAGGCCAAACAGTATTTACTACAACTTTATCCTATATACCTGCAACTAATAATTTAGCTGTATATGTCAACGGTAGCAAACAAATCGTAACCACTAATTATGCAGAAACAAACAGCAATACGGTAACGTTCTTAACTGGTCTTAACGTAGGTGATTTAGTTCAATTTTCAACGGCGACCCCTATATCTTCTTCAGCAGTAACTGCGAATAATGTAGGTTACACGCCAGCAGGTAGCGGTGCAGTAGCTACTAACGTTCAAACCAAGCTACGTGAAATCGTTAGCGTTAAAGACTACGGTGCAACTGGTGATGGCACGACAGATGATACGGCAGCAATTCAAACCGCATTAACTGTTAACGCAGGGAATAAAATTTATTTTCCTACTGGCACATATAAAGTAACCAATACGCTTACAATCTCTACAGGCACAAGTATTGAATTTAATGGTAACAACGCTGTAATCAACTACACAGGTTCTAACGCTTGTTTGCAAGGCGCAAGCGTAAAATACATTAGCTTAATTAGGCCTAACATTAATTTAACTTCAGCTAACTCATCTGCTATTGGTATTCAATTTTTAGGCGGCTGGTTTATTAAAATTGATCACCCTATTATTACAGGTGTTACAGGTCAAACAGGTATTAATATTGTATCTTCAAACACAGGTGCATTAGGTTGGGGTTCATACATGATTGAGATATTTCAATCATATTTGAATGGTATGACTTACGGCATTAAAACAAGTCAACAAACAAGCGATACTGTATCTAACACGCACATTAGCGTATACGACGGATGGGGGAATACCACAATATATCCATTGTATTTCCGTAATGTTAATACATTTAATGTTTATGGATTTACGCCAGAAGGCTGTACAGACGGCATAAACCTAGCTAGTTGTTCTAGTGGATTAATTCATTTAGGTGAAGCAGATTATTCAGGATATGCAGTAAATTTTCCTGATAATACATGTAGCGGAATTTCAGTATTTCTACCAAGTTTAGCAGGTACAGGAACTGCTGTTAATACAACTAACTATACGCCAAATTTATATTTATCAAACAGCATTAGGCTTAATGGTAATCCATCAGGTTCAGTTAATAACTATTACTATACTATGTCATCTGTATATAGTTATGGTCAATCAATGTTAGAAACTGTAAACGGCGGCGGTTTTGATAGAAACTTAAGAACATACGATGATGTAAAACTTCAACGCTTATATAATGTAACTAGCATTAGTAGTGGTGGTGTTGTAGGAACTAACTTAAGAGGAACCGCTACGTTTGCTGCGGCTACAACTAAAGCCGTTGCATTTGGTACTGCTGAACCTGACGCTTCCTACTATGTAGCATTAAGCGGTAACGCAGCAGGATACTGTTGGGTTACAAGCAAAGCAACTACTGGATTTACTATTAACTGTTCTGCATCAAATAGTAATACGGTTGACTGGATATTAATTAGATAATGACACAGCAATTAGCTACATCGATGCAGGAAAAAGTGAAGGCTTTAGAGGAAGAGTTAATAAAGATGCCTCAAGCAACAATAGAAACGCAACACAAGTTTATGCCGAACATATACGAACGTACAATACGTATTCCTGCATGGACTGTGTTGACTGGCGCAGAACATAGAACGCCATATAAAGTAAGGCTTGACAAGGGTACAATAGCAGTTAATACAGATGATGGTGTTAAAGTGTTAACTGCACCGTTTGAGTTTGATGCACCTGCAGGCGTACAGCGTGTAGGCCGCGTGTTTGAAGATGAAGTTGTTTGGACTGACATATATGACAACCCAGACAACTGCACCGACATTGCAGAACTAGAAGCTAGACTGTATGTCGTACCCAATTGCGGATTAGGCGAGAATAGAGTAGCGTTACAGATACAAGCTGATCGAGATGATTACGCATTATTTATCTCTCAGTTAGGCGTAACACAAGACGTGATGGATGAGATTGTCACCAACACTACAGACTTAGTTGAGATGCCTAAAGAGTATGCGGTTGAACTGCGAGACTCTAGCATCCACGGCAAAGGTCTATTTGCACTAAAGTTTTTTGAAGAAGGCGATGTTGTGTGCGCAGGCAGATTAAATGGCAAAAGAACGCCAGGTGGCAGATACATTAATCATTCATTTAACAGTAACATTACGCCAGTAAAAATAGGCGATGATATTTTTGCAGTAGCTAAACGTAAGATTTATCCCAATGAAGAGTTAGTCGTTGATTACAGAGCTTCTATGCGGGTTAACTTTGGGATTATGATTGAAGGAGAAATACCATGTCAGGATGGGTAGCAGGTGCAGTAGTAGTAGGTTCCGTAGCAGGCGGTATGATATCTGCAGGTGCTGCAGAAGATGCGGCGCAGACGCAAGCTGATGCAGCCAATCGCGCCGCCGACTTACAATATAAACAGTTTAAAGAACAACAAGCTACGCAAAAGCCGTTCTTAGAAGCTGGATATAAAGGCGAGAACAGGTTACTAGACTTATTAGGACTTAGCGGTAACACAGGTGCGCAAGGTTACGGTTCTGCAGCTAAGAACTTTAGCATGTCAGACTTTGAACAAGACCCTGGCTATGCGTTCCGTATGTCTGAAGGACTTAAAGCACTTGATCGTACTGCGGCTGCACGAGGTGGAATGTTGTCTGGGGGCGCATTAAGAGGAGCTACACGTTACGGTCAAGACATGGCTTCACAAGAATATCAAAACGCGTACAACCGTTATCAGACTAACCGCGCAGGTATACTAAACCCATTACAAAGTCTTGCAGGTCAAGGCCAAACAACGGCTAACAATCTAGGTACAGCAGGCCAAAACTATGCAAATAACGCAGGTAACGCATACATGAACGCAGGTAATGCAGCCGCGTCAGGTTACGTGGGTAGTGCTAATGCGTGGAATCAAGCCATTGGTAGCGGAGTTAATGCGTTAGGTCAAGGCATCTCAAACTATTATGCAAGTAGACCTATGTCTAATGTGCCTGCAGTTTATAATGCAGCGCCAAATTATATTGCTTAAGGATTAAATCATGGCTATTGACGCAAGTATTGCACTACAAGGTAAGTTACCACAACTTCAGTCGCCTAATGAGCTGATGGCTAATGCGTATGCTTTAAAACAAACGCAAATGAATAATCAACTTAATCAGATGAAAATGAATGAGTACACACGTGGTTTGGCTGAAGAAGATCAAATTAAAAACGCGTTGATTAAATTAAATCCAGCTTCACCAACATACAAACAAGACCGATATAATGCTTTTGCATTAAAAGGCCCTGAAGGGTTAAAAACTTTATCTGCAATTGAAAAAGAAGAAGCGGCAACAGGTTTGACTAGCGTAGAAACGTCAGGTAAAAAAGTATCTAATATAGATGCTATTCGTAAACATT